ATACGTTGGCCATCTGCTGTGCCTTGTGGAATAGTGAATACAGTTGTTATGTCTTCACATGTTAATTGGGTAGGGCCGCCTGATAAACCATAACCACGTATAGCTTGATTAGAACGAACTAAAGGTGCGGCATGTTTTAATTCAGCCTTACGATTGATCGCTTTTGCGACGTAAGCCTTAACAGCCTTTGGAACTGTTAACTTAGAAGATCCTGTTTTGCGTTTTGGTTTACGCATGGATTTTTTAGCGCGTGATGTTCTGGGTGCCATGTACGTTTAATTTCAGAAATTTTTTTATATCTGTTACTAATAACATATATTAAAAATGGAACCTATTATTTTTAACGATTGGGAAGATATGACCCAGAATACGACTATTAACACTCTGGAGCCGGTGGTGCCGGCTGGTGAAGCGGGGGAGGATGGAAATTCTACCTCATCTCCCCCGCGCTGTGATCCACTTAAAAGGTGGTGTTTTACCTATAATAATCCTAATTTAGGATTTATGGATATTTTTATGAATCATTATAGAGTTATTAAATATGTTTTTCAATTAGAAGTCGGAGCCTCAGGAACTGAACATTTCCAAGGAGTAGTCGAATTTGATTGTAAAGTTAGACCATGTAGCGTATTCGGTGCAGAATGGTCAGCTATACACTGGGAAAGTTGCAGAAACTGGGATGCGAGCGTTATCTATTGCCAAAAAAAAGAAAGCAGGAAACGCGGTCCTTGGCTTAAAGGAGTTAGTAGAAATGAACAAACGAAAATTTTAAAATTTTCTGAACTTAGAAATTGGCAACGAGAAATAGTAGATATCGTAGAACGTGAACCGGATGAACGTACTATACATTGGTTTTGGGAAAGTAAAGGTGGTATTGGTAAATCTACATTCTGTAAATTTTTATGTGCGCGGTATGATTCCATGTTGTTAACTGGAAAAGCTAACGACATGAAATATGCAATTATACAACGCGGAAGTTTTCCGAACGTTGTAATTATTGATTGTCCGCGCAGTATGAAAGATTATATTAGTTATCCGGGAATTGAAGAGGTTAAAAATGGAATGTTTTTCTGTGGAAAATATGAAGGCAAACAAATAATCGGTAATTGTCCACATGTAATTATATTTGCTAATTTTGAACCTAATTTGGAGATGCTGAGTCTTGATAGATGGCAAATAAGAGAGCTTGCGTAGTCACAAGCCCTACATGCCCCCCAGCGCCGGGCTAAAGCTGGCCTGAGCAAGCAAATTCCTTTTTAGCCTTGCTTTTTGCGGATTTTGGCCACCTCGCCCTATGGGGGGCACATGTGCATCTTTCGCAGAGTGTTTATTATTATTTATCAGGGGTACGATTATTTATTTTTTAATTTAAAGAATTTAAAAATTTAAGAACTCTGTTTACGAGAGAGAATATAGGGGCTGGGGGCGTGCCGCCCCCCTGCGCCCCCCTGCACAATAAATTTTATATTTAAGCGTCGTAATAAGTGCAATTGACGTCATAATGCCATTCGAGAGGAGTATTGTTATCTACAAGATTTATAGCGGAACCATTTGCAAAGCAAACTAAAAACCACACATAGAAACCAACATTAGCCGGTTGTATTCCACCATCTGAATATTTAACTATATCAACATGTTTATTTAGACTAACTGAAAAATTCTTACTAAAATGGAAATCGTTATTCCATTGTGCTGAATCATTAGGAACATTAGAAGGAGCAGAGACACCTATCTTAAATAAACGAGTTGCATACACACGATATAATTCTTTATTTACATAACGATACATATCAGGTGGTAAATTTGTCGGTGCAGCTGCTACAGGGCCAGCAGATAAAAATCTACTAAAGCCGCCTGCTATAACATTAGGGTCTCCGATAGTATCGACACGACGACCCACAAACATTTTGATATACATAGGATTTTTTCTATAAATTGGATCATCTGCAAAGCTTGAATCCAAATTTACAAAACCTTTAATATTAAGACTTTTAACACGGATCTTATCACCAATACGTTGGCCATCTGCTGTGCCTTGTGGAATAGTGAATACAGTTGTTATGTCTTCACATGTTAATTGGGTAGGGCCGCCTGATAAACCATAACCACGTATAGCTTGATTAGAACGAACTA